TCATCTCTTCCAGAAAGGAAGGTCATCATCAGCCAGACGATCAAACTCCTCGACGGGTCTTTTACTATCCTCTATTGCATAGGGTATCTCAGTTCTCCCAAGTAGCATGGGAACAAATTCACCAAAGTCATCATGAAGGAAAAGAGTCATATCATAGGCGATATTAAATGCTTTGAAAATTGTACTGAAAAACGATCCCAAATCAGCAGCCTGCGTGTCCCATGACGTTTTATTCTTATCGACTCCGAACATTGAATAGAACTCGTTATGCAGGGGAAGCCTTGCAAGGCGTGCTTGTATCTCGTCCATTTCTAGCTTTGCTGTTTTTATCTCATCAAAACTCAAAGCTTTTTTATATAGTTTTAACATTACCACAGGATAGCTTGCATCCCTGCGCCCTTGTTCGAGAGTTTCAGACACTGTCTTAAAAAACAGTTCAACATCATCAGGGGAACCCAGTTCATATATAGTTGAAGCACCTAAGAGACCAATTTTACTCATTTTTCGATAAACCTTATATTCGAAGCTTTAATTATTCCATTTGCTTTACTGCTGATGTCTTTAAGGATTTTTCGTCGAATTTCATCAGTTAAGAACTGCCCTCTGACATCAATGACCAGCTCATGTACCATTCCCTGGGGCAAGTGCACTAGGCGTGCTACAGCTTGTTCCAAAACCTTGTTAATCAAACCACTAAGAGGGATATTACCACCGATCCGCTGGGCTCCAACGTCGCCGAGGTGGTCCGCCACGCCGAATGCTCGGTACTGGTGGTCCGCTAACTTTCATGATAACGGCCTTCACTAAGATCACCCATTCATTGAGCACTCACACGCGACGTCTATACTTTTAGTCTTACTGACTGGAGGTTTCTATGTGTGGACGTTTTGCACAAGCCCAAACGCGTGAAGAGTACCTGGCTTATTTGGCTGAAGAGGCCGAGCGCGACATTGCATACGATCCTGAGCCAATTGGGCGTTACAACGTGGCACCTGGGACTAAAGTTTTGCTCATGAGCGAACGTGATGAGCAACTGCACCTCGATCCCGTTCACTGGGGTTACGCACCAGGGTGGTGGGATAAACCACCGCTGATTAATGCCCGGGTGGAGACCGCAGCCACCAGCAGGATGTTTAAACCGCTTTGGCAGCATGGTCGGGCGATCTGCTTTGCCGATGGCTGGTTTGAATGGAAGCGAGAAGGAGACAAGAAGCAGCCCTATTTCATTCATCGTGCTGATGGCCAGCCCATCTTCATGGCGGCTATCGGCAGTATCCCTTTCGAGCGCGGGGATGAATCTGAGGGATTTTTGATTGTCACCGCTGCAGCCGATCAGGGTCTCGTCGATATTCACGACCGCCGGCCGCTGGTCTTGGCGCCCGAAGCAGCGCGAGAATGGATGCGGCAGGATGTCGGAGGGAAAGAGGCACAGGAAATAATTGCAGATGGCGCTCTGTCAGCAGACCATTTCACATGGCACCCAATTTCACGCGCGGTGGGTAACGTGAAGAATCAGGAGCCTGAATTGACTGAGGCTATCAAAAGCCTGTAGCTTTGATGACGTCCGGAATGTGCCAGGAGCGGTCATTACTGATGTGTGAAAAGGGGAGTTGTCGAAACGAGCCAGAGAAAACATCACCTCAAACATATAAGTCGTAAGCATTGTTTTTTCGAACGAACTGCTGTTCAGTAATCGTACTGCCCCACTGCTCACCTTCCCATTTTTCCGACAACTCAAACCCAAATGATTCGTACAATCTTCTTGCCGCAATAAGTTTATTGAACGTCCATAATTTTACCGAGGTGAATCGTCACGTCTACATATAACCTCAGCTGATTGATCCGCCGAGGCCTGATAGCTGTACGAATGCAGTCGATGCCCGATCGAGTAGATCATCGAAGGTCAAAAACTCGTCAATATTAAATTGCTCCATCATCAGGCCCATATATGCTCGCATATCCCCAATATTTTTGAAATTTTCTTGCCGTGATCGACTCATAACAACTGCCGTCTTACACTTAGCTTGAATGCCTGGATAGCGCTCCGCAATGATTTGATAGTGAGTCTTAATGAAGTGCTTCCACTCAGCCGTCTGAAAGACGGCTTGGGAGACTTCCGCACGCGGCTGTCCCTGTGATGTTGCAATAGCTTTCGCTGGCCTTTCGATCTCGACAAGCTTATATGATTGATCCGGGTAGCGGACGATAAAATCGGGCTGCAGTTTTGTTTTCCCAATCGGTGATGTAACCCCATCGGGATAGTTGAACCCCGGCTTACTTTCGACAGTCCCATACACGTCGAGAAGCAGTGGATGCCGCTCAAGCAAGGTATGAAAGACTGCCTCAACATCTTCATCTCGTTGCTGTAGAGCCGACTTAAGATCGTCTATTGCAGACTTGAGAAGCTCAAGCCTACTTCCGTAAGACTCAATCCAAGATGGGATGGCTCCGAACGATATAATTCCGCTATTGCCATCGGGATTACTCATCGCCTGCGCGAGATCTCTTCTCAGATCCCGCTGCACCCGCAGGTCTACAATTCGCAAGTCCCATGCGCATGAATCCGAATGACCGAATATTTCCAGATACTCGAAAAACCGGCGCGTCGATAAATCTGCTGGGAACATACCGAAACCTCGAGTTAGGTGAGTCTCACCAATTGGCGAATCACTGGTCGGCAGGTATACGTTTAGTATTGCCCCATATGCACCAAATGTGAGCGCATTGACTACATCACCAAGCGAGGCCCTCACCTCCCTCAAATTAAGCGAAACCCCTGTTGATGAATCATGCAGGATTTCCTCTCGTTCGATTCCTTGAATTTCACCTCGCCACACTGTCACGGGTAATTCCGATTCGGGAACGATTCTATAAATACCGATTGGCTTGCCTAGGAGATCATGAGCGGCAAGTATCTTTGAGACGTAGGGCGGTGTACGCGTCGGCTCATAGTCGATCTTAAATGCCGGACCACCCGCGATGTTCCAATCATATGGCTTGTCACCGAGTTGGACCAAAACAACTCCATCGACTGCGACATAGACATCTAGCGACGAGGCATTTAGAAACGGTGATTTCACAATCGCCGGATAGCCCGGTCCTCTAGGAGGAGAAGTTGTCGCCTTTGTATAGGCTTCCCGATACTTGCGGATGTAGGCAAAAATGAATTCTGCTACGTACTCGATAGTAACTGACATTAGCTTCACTATCTCCCATTATCGCATGTCGAAGCGATGAGTTCCGACCGCGGTTGACCTCCTCACCTCGTAAGCGTAGTACGCCCAAACTTACCCAACCTTGGCATATATGTGTGGCTAACTGAACGACGCTTCTTGGCAGTAAGAAGACATCATAAGCTATGAGTAAAAAAAAAGCACATTCATATGCTGACCCAACTCAGCCAATACTGGCAGTGTCCCTTTGAACTGGATTGCCCGCCACCACTGTCTTGTGCGCCGTTAACGCCATGCTGACCTGATCGGTATGACTGTATTGGCAATGTCGGTCGTATAGCGATAGTTGATGCCGTGCGCCCCTACATGTGCCGCGCCTACTGATTTGAGCGCACGGCACCAGCCGCCGTAATACTCCCCCTTGGTAAGGTGCTTGTCCTTGCGCCGTAGGGACGGTAGCACGTAAGGGCTACCTTCATGTCTCGGTGCAGTCGATAGCCAACATAATCTCGTAGTTCTCCAGATCTTCCGCCTCAATCTTGTCGAGTTGCCGGAACAACCAGCCCATGTTCTCGTTGCTGATGAGTTGAGTGGCCTTACCGTTGGGGTACATTGGAACATGGTGGCACGGGTTGGTGCCGTCGGGACAGTAGCCCCACACCTTGGTCAGATTGAACAAACGGCGCATGACGCTGAAAGCATTGTTTGCATAGCGGGTTTATGGTCCACTTTATGCCGGATGCTTACACCTACATCGTGCTGGTCTACGTGGGCACGGATGCAGGGATACTGCGTCACCGCAATATTCGTATCAGCACGAATGCCAGCAAAAAGCTCCAGCGCCGGTACCAGCGTTTCCGATATCACGGCGCCAGCAACGGGCGCCTTCGCCGTATTCCTGTGTGGTGACAGCGCCAGGCATGCGTTTGGTATTGTGACGGCTTCAGGCATTCAGAAATCCACCACCACGGCGGTGAACAGCGGGACGACTGCAACCTCGACGGGTGGGACCAATCAGGCAGGCCTGGCAGCAGCATGGGCAGGCTATGGTTTGGCTTTCTCTGACCGCAAACTCAGTGACAGTGAAATGGAGCGGGTGGCAGAACGTCTTATTAAACAGGCACGTTATCTGGGAGTAACGGTGAATGGCTGATTTGTCGATTTCGGTTATTTCAGACCAGACATCTGAGAGCAATCAGGCGGGGTGGTGATCCCCCCTTGACAGCTTTCAGGGAGTGGAATACTAAGGGCTGTGTAAGGAGTACGGCACCGCTGGTTATCATCAGGTCGAAATTGTTCGGCGTGATGCCGATGGTACCCTCACGCGGGGAATGTGTAAGAACGTCGACCGGACGGTGGCGGAATGTAACAATTACGTGGGCCATAATCAGTCATCTGTGGTTGTGGACGGTGCGGGATATATCCACGTGTTTACGTCGATGCACGTTAATCTACTGCGGTACTTTCGCAGCGCACGCCCTGGCGACGTGTCGCAAATAGTGGAGGCACCCTGCACTTCCCGGATGTGGACTGGGTCTGGACGTACCCGATCACCGGCAAAGGTCCCGATGGTAATGTGTATTGCCTGATGCGGGTCGCCAGCCGGAGCACCACCGGGGAAAATATACGCGGGGTATCCTTTACCGCTTTAACGTCGGCGCTCTGCGATGGACCCGCTATGCTCATGTGGCTGAAACAGCTAACCGCGCTATTTACCCGGATGATATAGCCATTAATGAGGATAGCGTCCATCTTCTGTTTCAGTAGTCGGCCTCCCCGCCGTCTGCCGTCCGCCATGTCGGGGAATATGGCGTCATTGGTATCGGTGGACTGATGAGAACAATAAATAACACCCCCTGTCAATGTCGGTAACGCAGGGACAGCTGGCGTATAAGCCATTGCAGCCGGGTGAAAACCCGGCGATAAGTGACGGGCTGAAAATGGGGATTCAGTCTGCGAAATTTGCGTTTGATGGCGAGTGGTTGTCGCATATCACTTACCGTTTCAGAACTGTGGATGATCCTTCCGGGACCTGGTTCAGTAAGTTCGGGGTCTACGTTGCGACATGGGCGGGGTCTGCATGGAGCGAACAGCAGATCGCGAATGTCCCGCCGGAGAGGGGAAACACTTCCGCAGCACTTGCGGCAACCGTTCAGGGAGGCAAGAGGAGGGGGTATTTTTCGGTGGAATACACGTCTTCCGGGAATACTGTCTCTGTCATTGTCCTGACGGAAAATGCAGGTTCTGGATGGGTCTACTCGGTACTTGGCAACAGTGCTGCCACACTTCTGCGCCTCGGGTCTGCACCTGGATACGGCGGTGATGTGCTATACGTCTCAGCACCATTCGAGGCTAAGGTGTATCGCTATTTTGTGCCGGAAGATTATTCCCCGGCTCAGCAATTCACGAATTTTGATGTGCTGCTGTCGATTCTGGTGTAATTAAACTCACCCCCCGGAATAATGCCGGGGGATAAATTAACTCTTCTTGCGATAAACCGCTGTTATGCGAGCAGGTCAAACTGCGCAATCATATCAGCGTCACTCAGCGCCGAATCGAACAGTACGGCTTTCTGCAACCATCCTCCCCAGAAACCTGAGTTTGACACTGTAGAGCCAGAAACCGAGCTGTTTCTGCCCAGCATGACGTAATCAAATGCCGGACATCCGGTCAGCAGAGTTTCCGGGGTATCAGTCATACCGGAATAGACCTTGAGAACGCCGTTGTTCAGGGTGATCATCAGTGCATATTCGCCATACTGTGAAAACATTTTCCCTGTAAACGGAATGCCCGCCAGCGTGCTACCGGCGTTAATGTTATGCGCAGCCAGGGACTGGAACGCATTGGAGCTGTCAGCCGCGCCCAGACCGAAACCAACGTATTTCAGCGCCGTGTTATTCAGCAGAGAGAACAGGATATTGCCACCGGCATTGCCGAGTGCCGCCGGGGTCATTATCCCCTTCACAAACACCGAGAAGTTTGATTTCACGCCCGCAGGAATATCCAGCAGACGGGCGGCGTCTGCCTGGCGGTTCGCGCTGGCAGTGCCACCTACCGCGCCATCAGGAAAGAACGCGGAGCTGGCGTGATAGTTGTTCTTCTCGATCTGCATCAGACTGACCTGCATGGTCCGCCCGGTTCCGACGTAGGCGACATCCGGCTCTGCCAGCGGATCGTTAATCAGGCTGTATTTAACCGAGCCGACAGTATTCCCGCTTCCTTTCACACACAACACACACCGGGCGCTGTCATTGAAACCCTGGAAGATGTTGGCCCTGACGGCAAGACGGCCCATTTTGGTTACCTTCTGATTGCGTACGTCAAAGTTTGCGAACGCCTGAGCCCCGGCGCCTAAAACCTGAATCTGCAGGTATTGTGCTGACCCGGCTTTAGCAAACAGGGACACCACGTTATACAGGGTCGGATCAATCGTGCTCTGGTTATCCATGAGCGCATGCGCTTCATTCATCGTGCTTTCGGTCAGGGTACACCACCCGGCAGCTGGCGCGGATACCGTCAGGCCCGACGGCACATAGTTCGCGGCGGTCTGATCGAGCGCGCTCAGTGCATAGTTCGTCGCCGAGTTCTCCACCCGCATACCAAGAATCTTTCTGGTCGCCGGATGGCGATCGATACGTGGTGTATTGATGGCCGCATATTCGAGATTCCCGGCGGCACTGATGAAGGATGCCAGTGTGGTACGGGTGAAAGAGATGGCCGTGGCATAATTGCGGTTCTTCGAGAAATTCGAATCCGGCTTGCTGACAAAGAGGCTGTTTACCAGGTCGGCATAGTAAACGCCCCCTCGCGGCATCGGAGCCGTCAGCGGCGGCAGGTCAGCGATATCACCCTGATAAATCATATTGGATACGGTTTTTAAAGACATAATTACTCCAGTCCTGGGTTGCGGCCGTAGGTGACGTTAGTCAGTGTGCCGGTGAGATTGATGGGGTTGCTGTTGGTGTCGGTGTACTGGTTTTCGGCTATGTCGAAATGACTGATAGCCCCTGCGCCGGTAATCGCTGCCGCACCATTCTGCGAACGCAGCTTACAGCCATGAATCGAGCCCCGCGTGATATTGCCGTCCAGCTTAAACGCGGTATCGCCGCCATTTCGCAGCATGCGAAGATTCGTGAAGTCGAAGTCGGTAAAGGTGCCGCTGGTAACATTCACCGGATAACGACCGTTATTTTTTATGTCAATATTGTCGAAGCGAACATCCGCCAGGGTGTTAGCGCCAGCCTCGATTAAAATCGCATCCTGGACGTTATCGTTGATGTGCATGTCGGAGAATGAATAGCCGCCATCTGCCTGAATTTTGGTCGAGTCATAATGGAGCCCGGTCACCCCGTTACGCTCAGCCTGACAGTTCAGCATCAGCCCGTTCTTACCCGGGCGGGGAGCGATACCGTTGTTAGCCAGCGTCCCTGCGTCAATGCTGATTCCGGTTTTGAGGTTGTCATTGAACTGGCCGTTGACCACCACCAGTCCGGATGCGCCACAGTCGCCAAACCCATGCCCGTTTCCGGTACACACGGCATCGGATACGATAATCTGCCGGGAAACGTAAGGCTGACCGGGCCCTGACAGGCGCTGCTGCTCAAAGAAAATGCCGAAGTTTTTGCTGTTGCGGTTAATGGTGCGCGCCACTATCAGGGCTTCGTCCTGCATGGCACCAAGGCCGATCCCGATACCGGAAGCACCACCGCTGCCGTCAGGTGCCAGGCGTCCGCAGTTATCCGTCTGGCAGTCCAGAACAAAAGACCTGTCAGGATAATCATTACCGATACCGGTGGCCCCGGTGTCGTGAACGTTACAGCGCAGGAACATGCACTGACGGAAATACTGCAGGTATGTTCCCTTTGCTCCCACGTCATAAGACGGTGAGTGCTGTTCCGATCCGTCAATCTCGACATCAATCAGGTTAAAGTTTTCGAGGTAGATTTCCTGCGGCGAACGGTAATAAAACGCGGCATTCGCCAGCATAGGCATGAATACCGCGCCTGGAACGCAGCGGATCGTCACGTTCGGTCTCGCAGTGATATAGGTATGCAGGCGATATACGCCAGGGCGACAAATGATTTCGCCACCATATGGCAACTTGGTTACATGGTCGACTGCGGCCTGCAGCTGCAGGGAAATGGATTCACGACCGTTCCAGTCAATACCAAAGTCCAGCCAGGCATCAAAAATCGCTTTCGCCTTATACAGCGTGTTAACGCGCTTTTTAAGCGAGTTAAAATGTTCCTCCAACGATTTCCCACCAAACCCCTTCAGATAATAACTTCCATCCTCATCAGTAAATTCAAGCGCCCGGTTCTGCGCATCCGTCAGGCGGCGAATATGCGGCGCACGGTCACGCTGGTAGTTCTCCCTGATCCCCTTTATCGACTCCTGAACTGATTTATCAAGACCGGGGATAAACACCTCCCCAAAAGCATCCTGAAAGGAAATCAGACGCCCGTTGAAATCGTACTGGTGCGTTATGTCATGTTCATCGTTATTAACAATTGAAGATTCGATGGCTCTGATTTTTTGTGCAACAGAAAAGGGGCCCAGGCCAGCGATATACAAATCACCCAGTTCATCAATAAAAGCGGGTACGTTTGCATTTTTGTCCGGAAACTCATGCAGGTTAGCAGTGCGGTCTTTATGAATTAGCGCATCCAGCTTTCTGAACTTTTCCTGAACTGAAACCGGACCGAGGCTCACAATAAAAAGCTCACCAAACTCATCGAGAAGAAGGTAAATATTGCCGTCTTCGTCATATGAGGTTTTGAGGATCTGAACTGTATCGTAGTTAATCTGCCCCCTGATTTGCTCTACTACCTGCTGGGAAGGCATTTGCCGCCCGGTAGCCTCCAGCGTACCGCCGTTGTTGATGTACTCATCTGCCAGCGAACCATCACCAGGATTTCGCACCCACGTTACCGCGCCAACTGGAATTTTCCCTTCATCTGCCGCGGCCTGTGCCTCTTCACGCGTCGTGAATGGCAGGCCCAGGATGGTAATACTGTCCTGGGCTTCTTTAATCGTGGCGGCGTTTTTCGCCATCATCTGGCGCCATGAATAAAGAGGATCACCACCACGGTCGGGAACATCTGCGGCTGGCCCATTGACCAGCTTATCCAGGCGCTCGGCGTTATCGAGCAGCACAGCGGGAGACGTGCTCCCCAGCTCCGGGTTAAAGGCCATGTTTTTTGCTCCAAAAAGAGGCTTCGCCCAAACGAGGGTTTGAGCGAAAGAAAAGTTGAAAGGGATTTTTTGGTATTAAGCGACGTCGCCGGGGTATGTGGCGTAGTCGTACTGGTAGAACGATTCGAGGTATTCTTTAGCGGTGACCTGACAGGTTCCATCTGACTGCGGAGCGATCTCCTCTACAATGGCGTCGTAGACGTGGCGCGTTGAGCCGCAGAACACCAGGCGGATCGGCTCGATGGTTGCCGACGACAGGTCAACTTTCATCGGGTCATCAAACTCGCTCAGGTGCGGGACTGACAGCTGAAAATCACCCACCCTGCTCGCCACCATCAGCCCGGATGCAGAGCCATCCTGATAGCGGATCAGCGCGCGGGGGTTTTCGAAAGACCAGTCCAGCGGCTCCGTGACGGTGAACGTTGTCACGCCACCAGCCGTTGTCATCGCCTCCACCAGACAGGAAATCGTGTTGTTACCCGGAATATCATCCGTGAGCACAATGCGATCGCCCGTGTTGTAGCACAGCGCGTCCAGCTCGGTAGTGGTCTGGAACGTCACCCGCTGCTGAAGGTATTTCATCAGGCGACGCATGCCTATCTGGTAGGCGTGATCCTTATTCAGTACCCCATCGAGTTTGTAATTCTCGATTTTCACCGGTGTGGGATTGTCCGGCGTCCGGCATTTAACGGTCTCCTCCGCCCAGGTAGTCCCGTTGATGTATGTCAAGTCGACGCCATCAAAATCATCGTCTGACGGTACGGTAAATCCGCTCTGCAGCTCCTCCACCATCTCATGCGGAGTGAGCACGCCAGTCCAGGGCTTAATCCCCTCACGGTTGACCGTTGCCAGGCCATCACTCAGCAGAAAACGTGACTTCCCGGCATTGGCTATCTTCTGCAGCATTTCCAGCGCTGAGATACTGTCGCCGGTAGCAAAGTCGAAATACTCGCCGCGTGGCGTCCAGTATGCAGACTCCAGCACATTGATGGTGTCGACGTCCATCTCCAGTCCCAGCGAGTTCCCGACATGCAGCAGCGCCCCAGAAATGGTTCTGGCCGTTCCTGAGTCATAGGCCCGCGTGGCCACAACGTTTACGCGGCGGTCCGACTGAGCCGCCAATTTGCCCCCCGTCTCAACGGTCACCGCCATCAGCGACACGCCGGGATAGGATGAAGGGCGCGTCAGCAGTCGCCCGCGCAGTGCCTGCCAGTACATCGAATCCCTGGCGTTGTTTGAGCCCTGCTCATTGCGCCGGCGACAGCGAACCTCTACCAGCCCTGGTGAGCTGAGGGTGATCCGCTCAGTGAATCCCAGCCCGTTGACGTTTTTAAGCGCATACTCTCCCTGGTGACTCACCCACCCCGATCCGGAACCGTAGACGCGATACTGAATCTCCCACTCAACATGCCGAAGCCGCTTTTTCCCCTTGCTGTCAAAGCCACAGATGCCGTTCGGGAAGGAGAAATTCACCTCGAACATATCGACGGTCTCATTTTCAGGGCAAACCAGGAACGGCCCCAGCCAGCTCAGCGTGTCGTTAAGACCAGTGGACTCATAGTCGATCATCGTCCGGGCGGAGAATCCCGGCCATGACTCATCAACGGCACCATTAACCAGGCGCGCAACCGTCGCCGTTGTGCCGTCGGTCGAGACAATGCGGTACTCATTCCCGCGGTGAGCAAGTGAAAGCCGTTGCACCCCCTCCGGCATCCCGGAGAATGCGGTGCCCGTGGCAGAGTTATAGGCGAGTGTCACATTCGCCGTTACCGCCGGGCTGCCGCCGGTTGATGCCGTGCCGGAGGTGTAAACCGGGGCATCACCGAAAACAGCTGCAGGCAGTGAAGAGGACGTGATCGCCCCACCCGCGAACGGACTGGCCGACTCGGTTATCAGTACAGTTCCGCCGTTGTCCTGCGCAACCAGGCCGGAGCCAGTGAGTCCCTCGGTGATGGCCGCCAGCAGTCCCGACATAGAGACGTAGTTAGCCACCAGCGACACCGGGTAGGTAACCCCCTGCCAGGTGATCGTGAACGTGCTGGAGCTGGTCGAAAAATCGTAGGTGGTCGGGGCCGCACTGGCCTGGAGTTTTGCCGCACTCCCCCCGGCGCCGGGCACTGCAGCCTGACCGGGGGTATATGACGCGATAAACAGATCGTAATCGACAGAGTTAAACCCCAGCGTCACCGGCATACCTACTACCGGCGCGATCTCCGTCAGCAGCGGGCTGGCGATAACACTGTATCCCGCCGCCGAAGTGATCTGGTAGTTCGCCGGGGCTTTCAGTTCGACTACGGCGCCGGCGACCCAGCTGGGCGGTAGCGCGTTATCGTTCTCGTCATTATCGTCATCATCATCCGTATCCAGCCCGGTAAACGTCACGCTCGATCCGAATACGGTCATGCTGTCTGCGACAATGTCGTCTGCGTCCGGCGACGTCTGGGCCATATCCAGCCCGGTGCCGGATGACGTCCCGCCCACTTCGGTGGAGTTGACCCAGTTTTCGCTGCGCTCATCACCGGAAACGTCCGCGCCTGGCGGGTAATGGGTGCTGCTGAATCCCGGTAGCGTTGAAGCTGGCGTACTGCCAACCCGGATATCGCCATTGGTATAAATCAGATCACCGACACCGAGACACAGCAGCATCTGGACGCGCATTTTCGTAGGATCGGCGGCATCAAACCGGGTAACCGGCTGCACCACATAATCAGGGTAGATACGCACCCGGCCAAACACCTCACGAATGGCATCACCGAGTTTTGCGGTATTCGCCTTTGCCGGGTTCAGGTCGAGGCTTCGCCCTGTGGATGACGTGTAGCCGCCAGCATCAATGTTACTCATCATGAACAATGAATAAGCCGCAGATGCGACGGCGATGCCCACACCTATCCAGGCAATTGTCGCGGCCTCAAGCCCGAAAGGCACCGGATAAAGCCGGACATCACTATCAGGATGGATCACGAAAGTAGCCCATTCGCCTGGCGGAATTGACTGCCCCTCAACCTCAACGGTCAGCGGAGGGACATCCCGGTCGGTATAGTTTTCGACATTGGCAACCAGCCAGCTGCGAATGCTCGTAACACCATGCTCATGCGTTTCAAGTGGTTCTCCGGGAAGCCGGGAAGGATAAAAACGAATGGTCATTGCCAGAACTCCACGCGAACAAAGCGCCGCTTAAATCGCGGCAACGGCAGAAAGGTGACGTTCGTTCCCGGATTGCATTCCGCCACGTGCAGCAAACCATCGATACTGACTACGATCCCCACATGGGTGACGGTCGACCCGGAATAGCAGGCCACTCCAGCCCCTTCGCAGGGTTCGCAGCGCTCAAGGGTAAGCATCATCCGGCGCGCTTCCCGGTCGAGGCCGCCGTCGTCTTTGGTGACCCCTGCAAAATCGGGCCAGACGGGTAAATTCAGGTCGCGGCGTATCTCGTTCACAATGCCGAAGCAGTCGAGCTGCGGGTATACGCGCCCGCCCTTCAGCCAGGTGACTGAGCGGTATTTATCAGGGTTAAACATTGGGATTCCTTAGCTGATATAACGCAGTCCGGGGAATACAGGTAGCGTGTAGCGGTAACGTGGCCAGGCTGTATCAAGGATATTCATATAACCCGCGGTAATCTGCGCCTCTGTCGCCGTCCAGTAACCAGACTTGATTTTCAGCGTATACGGCACTTCCGCAGGGGCCGCTAAATCAGTGGAGATATAACGCCGGTACGTCAGCGATGCAGGCAATCTGTTAGCCAGGGCATTGCGGATCGCCGTGGACACAACACCGTCGATATTGCACAGGGCAAATTTGAGGTCCTGCGTGCCGTCCGCATTGCGCGCCGGCAGAGCAATGTCTATCGCACAGGCGGTAAACGTTACGGTATCGCCGTTCTCCGTCGTTGCCGTAATACCCTCGTAGCCCTGGCACAGATAATGGACGTCAGAACCAATGGTGATCTGCAGCGTCTCAATGATCACCTCCGGCCCGCTGCTGGCGTAGAGGCGTTTAATCTGAGTCATGCTTCGGCCACTCCTTATTCAGCGCAAGATCCAGCAGTGAGCTGCCGACGATCCATTCCGGGTAATTACCCCATGGGGCAGGAGCAAGGGGGCGTTCCCATAATTCAAGCGTCGCTGTGTACTTCCAGTAAATCGGGGCCACCAGTACCGGTCCCTGATAAATATCTGTAAAGCGGCATTTGTAAAACTTAATGCCTGCCGGCGTCTGCAGCTTCATCATGAACCATGCAGCCCCGTCAGATAACGCATCACGGAACCAGGACTCAAACGCCAGTCCCTGCGCATCGGTTTCCATAAACCAGGTGATGCTGGCCTGCGTCGGTGTGGACGTATAAGCTCGTCTTTGCCGAGCGCGGCCGGTGGTTAACTGGGTTCGTTTTAACGGGCTTACAGGCTGGAATCCGTATCCTTCCTGTAATGGCATCGGAAGACTGTCATGCGGGTAGTAGATATCAGTCATCACTCTAACCCTCTGCCTGGATATTTACTGCGCATTGCCTTACCAACTTTCCCATCTCCTCTCAACACTTGCGCAGCAACCTGATCAAGGGCTTCCGTTGTCGCCCGCTTCTGCGTTTGAGCCATGGAGAGAGCCATCTGATCAGGTGTCACACCGGGCGGCGTATGGAAATGCTGCTCAATGGGAGCATGGATGGTGGTCTTACTGCTGTTGTCGCTGTTAACGTTCTGAACACCAGTACCAAACCCTGTACGCCCCAGAGTTGCATCAAGCGGTTGGCCATTTCGAAGTGCCTCAAGCTGAGACACGCCGATCCGGTTCGTTGATGCCTGGTCGAAGACGTACTCTCCTTTGTGAACAATACCCGCTGGCTGATACTTACCACCGGGGCCGGTGTAACCGCCGGAGGCGAAGCCAACGCCTGAAACAGCCTGAATATTTGAGACGATACTGGCGGTCTGCGCAGCGATTGAGGCCATAGCGATGATGTTGGCCGGATAAGGCGCGCTTACTGCACCGCTTGCTATAGCCTGCTGGATTTTCACCATAGAGTCAGCGATAGCGAATGCCTTGCTCGCAGCAAAAGCAACCTTGTAGATTGCCGATTGCTCACCAAACCCCGTTCGCATGATTTCAGCGGTGCTATCAAACAAGGACTGCGTGGCCGCAGATATGATGGTGTTTTTCTGAGCCTCTATGACCTGATTTGTATCCGCTGCACGCTGACGAATCGAGGTCATTCTGGCCTCACCTTCGGCAGTTATTTCACCGGCCTTCGCATAAGCTTCCTCCTGAGCTGCCAGCCAGCGCTGGAGCTCTTGCTGAGCCTGGTCATATTCGTTGATTTGCCCCTGCATCCCCTCAAAAGTTCCAGAGAGTCGCCCTCCTGTGGGTGTCAGGTTTCCTACAACATTACGAACCGTCGAGGGCAGTTGCATATCGGTGTTTTGATAAATATCTGCCCGCGTTTTTTCATATTCACCAGGTTTAAGTTGCCCGGTTGCTTTGGCCTTCTCCAGCAGTTCAAGGCGGGTTTTAAGCAGATCGTTGGTCCGCTCATCTTTCGTCTTTACCTGTTCCTGCATCTTCCGGTAATCGCCCAGGGTTTTTACGGAATTTTGCAGTGCCTCCTGCTGCTTATATGCCTGGAGGATTTCATCTGAACGGGAAAGGATCGACTTCTGGTCAGCGGTGAGCTGCGTTTTAGATTTGAGGTCAGCAATCTGCTGCTCGAACTTGATACGAGCCTGTGTCGCGCTATTAAGCTTGTCACTGGCATCCAGCTGGGACTGCATGGCAGCAGTCTGCTGGTTTATCTGATCAAGCAGCCGGGTTGCTGCGTCCTCTGTATAGGCTTTTTCTTTGTGGGTCTTGGGCTGCCCAGCTTTTTTGGCCTGCTCAAGTTCCTTTTCCCTTACAGCAATTAGCGCATTGGCCTGATCGATTGCTTCTTTATTTCCTGAGAAAGCAATTTTTCTGGACTGTGCTCTTGCCTCCTTTAACCGAGCTTCTGCACCGGCAACCCTGTCTGCCGCCAGATACTCCTTATTAATCCAGTCTACGGAATTTTTTACCGCCTTATTACCTTCAATGGTAAGTGTGTTCATCGTGGTTTGCAGATCTAATGCCTGACCGATAAACCTCATCGTAGGGTCAATTGCGCCACCAAGCGCTACGTTTTGCCTACCCTTATCCGCTGCTGTGTAATAATTTTTGACCTCAATAGCTGCAGCTGTCCACGAATCACCTATTTTCAGGATCTCCCGTCGATGCTGATCAATATCAGCATTCAAGGCGGTGAAATTAGCAGAATCCTTGTATTGGGCTACCTTTGACCTTGCCTCGTCATAACTAAAACCAACGTCGATAAGCTTATTTATTGCTTCGCTCGCACCGTCATTAGTCGTTATAAACATACTACCGACTTCATCGATCGTCTGACCCGTCTTATCAGATATAGCAACCATATTGAGTGCAAGTCGCTCAGCAGCATCTCCATTAGCGCCAAGGGACGTTGTGGCTATTTTTGTCGCAGCATCAATTTCCTGTCGGTTCTGATAGACGGCATAAGTTAGCAACCCAACTGAAGCAGCTGCTACGCTATAGGGATTAACCAGACCCATGACATATGTGCCAACGCCCTTAATCGCTGGCCCAATGCCGCCAAACATATCTTTGAGCTGACCGCCCTGCTGCATAAGAACCATAAACGGTGACTGCCCGGTAGAAAGACCGACAACAATATCTGTCATCTGAGCAGGGATCATGCGCATGGCGTTGGCAGTCTGAGCTGCAGATTGGCTTGTTTTACCCAATTGCGCCTGGGTTTTTTCCAGGGCATCGCGGGATTCTGCAAGTTTGCTGTTGAGGCGATCGTAAGCCAGGGGCGACAGCATTCCGGATGTTTTAGCTGTATCCAGCTGGCGCTGCTGCTCGTTCAGGCGGCGGAATGCTTCACCTACGGGATCTATTTGGGCTTCAAGACGACGCAGTGCATTTACCTGTTCATCATGTGCTTTTGCAGCGTCGCGCTCGGCTTGGGCTTCGCCGGTGACTTCCCGACGAGTCTCCTGAAGTTTTTTGCTGTAGGCATCATATTGGGAAGTATTAATTGCCCCCGATTTAAAGGCGGTATCGAGTTCACTTTGCTGTTGTTCGAGATTGCGAAGCGCAGCTGCCAGAGGGTCGATTTTATCGAGCATTCTCTGGAATGCATCAGCCTGCGCCTCCTGCTGCACAGCAGCCAGTTTGCTGGCCTTTTCTGCTTCTCGTTGAGCTTGTGCAACACCACTTAGTTCCTCAGTGGTGTCATTCAGCATCTTAGACAGCGAACGAAACTCTTCCTCGTCAATTAGCCCCTTATCGAAGTATTTTTTCAGCTCACTATAGCGGCGACCGACGGTATCAATTGCAGCACCAACCGGATCAATGGCTGCTCGCAATTTATTGAGAGTATCTTTTTCCTCGTCAGTTGCTTTTGTCACTTTGAATATGCTGGTTACAGCCTTATCACCAGACTGAGTCATCTTATCAAGCGCAACGGTAAGGCTGTCTGTAAGCGCACCCGTTTTAGTTCCACGCACTTTTTGAGATTTCCGGGGTTTCAGCCATCAGCCGGTATTCTTCCGGCGTCAGGTTATTCAGGGATTCGTGGGGGCGCTCGCCGTTATATTCAGCTAGACAGCGCTCTGTAATTTCCCGTGCTTCATTCAGTGTTCTGAACAGATAAAAATCCAGTATTTCTGTTCTGTATGTCCGGTTGAACCGTTCGATAAAGGCATTCTGCGTTGGCTTGCCGGGCCTGATAAACTCCAGCATCACACCATGCTCTTCTGCCCATTGTGCCAGCGTCAGCGAGACCAGTTCCGGACCGTTATCCATCCGCATCTTTAGCGGATATCCGCGGTTTGCCACGATCCTGTCCAGCACTCTCACGACTCGCTGCGCCGGGATATTCAGGTCAATTTCGATCGCCAGTGCTTCGCGGTTAAAATCATCCACCACGTTGAAGGTCCGGAAGCGTCTACCGCACACCAGCGCATCGTGCATAAAATCGATGGACCAGCTCTGGTTCATCGCCTCTGGCGTCACCAGCGGAACCGGATTGCGCACTGGCAGGCGCTGTTTTCCCTTACGGCGAAAATTCAGTTTCAGCAGGCAGTAAATCCGGTGAACGCGCTTATGGTTCCAGCTTTTGCCCTGCCTGCGCAGCACCTGAAAAAGCTTTTTAAATCCGTATCGCGGATAGCGTTCAGCCGCCACGGTCAGCGCCATAATGACTGGCTCATCACGTTGCGTATCCGGCTGATAACGAAATACCGTCCTGCTCAGCGACAATATCCTGCATGCCTGACGTAAGCTCATGGCAAACTGCGCGGTCAGATAGCTGACCAGCTCACGCTTTATCGCTGGTTTTAAAGCTTTTTTTCAATAACGTCTTTCAATGCGCGGCACTCGAGGCTCAGGTCCGCAAACATCTGTTTCAACCGGCGGTTTTCATCTTCGAGGTCCTTCATCTTTTTGATATCAGAGGCTTCCATACCGCCGAACTTCGCTTTCCAGTTGTAGTACGAGGCCTCAGAAATCCCGGCTTCGCGGCACACATCTTTGACGGTGCGTCCGGCTTCGACGGACTTCAGAACGGCAATGATCTGGTGTTCGGTGAATCGGGCTTTGCGCATGGCGATCTCCTCCAGGAACATAATCAGTATGCAGGAAGATCTCTAAATGTGAATGGTCCGCTTTACCGGGATACTTACATAATCACCGTTCTTATCTCATACAACTTAATGGTCAGTTTTCGGATTATAATACAACCTTAAGCGTTTTCTCATTGGTAAGTGCCCTTTCGATGGCATTTTTCGGCCAAATGAGCTTCAGTTGCCCACTCGAGTGTGGTAATAATTCAGGGAAATACTGGTGGGGGTTATTGGGGTTGTACAGTGTTAAGATAGCCCGGAGATAATATCTCTGGCATATTTCATGTCACGATTCGAGAATCAGTGGGGAGGTAAGGCAATTGGAAAGAAACAACTTCAGGTACTGACCCATAGCTACGAAATTTCCGTTATTCAACCCTTATGCCTTCATGAGGGAAGTTCACTATTTATCTCCAGAGAGGTAAAACGATGAATGAAGAAAATAGCCGGTGACGGAAGCCATCAGTCACAGCCACTGCTTTAAGTTTTGTGCGTCATGTGCACAGTTGGCGCCGAAATCTAGTACTTAGTTTCTCAGGTTGACATGGATATAACGGCTGCTCGATCATGAAAATCAAAGTTTGTTATTGCATTCATTACTGATACCAGGATGTCTGATTTAGCGTTAGTAGTTGCAACCGCCAATTCTGTTTTGGCATATCGCATTCCTTACCTGTATGGCATTTTGCCTGTCGGCCTCTTCTTTTCTTTCCTCTCTATCGTTAGCCGCAGCTATAGCCAGTTGCTGCTGATATTGTGCAATTTCGTTTTGTGCTCGGTTTTTATCAATTTCGAGCTCTGCTTGCGTCATTGTTCCGCTTTTCAGTCGTGAATTCATTTCATTAACACAAATGCCGCTTGTATCCTGATATGAGTTTCCTTTGTCATCAAGCATCGTAATGCCAAGTGAACATTCAACTAAAGACAGATTTGTTGACTCGCTTGCCAAGACCTTGGTCATTGATAACACAGGCTGGCTTTGCGGTTCTGCGCAGGCAGCAAGCAGCAATACGGTTCCAGTTACAACGATTTTCAATATGCGCATGATAGGTTCAAATATAAAATTTGTAACCATACTAACGGAATAAAAAAATGACCGTTAAGTCTTTGGTGCTCAATATAAATATATTAATGATGCTTAAACGACATTGTAGTAAAGGTTACTTTTTATTTTCTTCTTCCATTTTCTAATAACGAGGATCGCTGGCGCATGGGAGTTGGACGCTTCGCTCGCGGTTGTGGCGGACGCGCTCCATGAAAAAATCGCGCAGGTGTTCAGGCTGTTCTCTGGCTACCTGCTCCGCTATCACCGGCATGTTCGGGCGCTCTTTGTACACGACGCCGGACGCTGCGAGGCCGACGTTGACCTTGTCCTGCTCGTCTTTCAGTTTAGCTGTAATGTTCCACTGTGACATAAAAAAAATCCCCTCTAAGCTGAGGGGATTATACAACTATTTTATTCGTTCAGGAGAACACAGACTCATTACAAATGACTGGAGAATACATAATTTGTTTCATCATTTTCGATGAAATATACATCAATGACCTCTCCATTTTTTTGGTTAAGTGTTAATACTTGTCCTTGTGCATAGTTGTTTAACAGTTGATGAGTTGTGCTTGTAATCGGGATTTTAACATCTCTTACAACCACTAACCCACCATTTTACTCTCTCTGAGAAGTTTCAATGAAAGCAAAGAAGAAATTACAGAACTCTCTAAAGATTATCATTTTCAACATGAGCCCCTCAAAACGCATAAATTACCGAAACTGTTCTTCCTCAGGTAACATGCTTATTGACGGCTTATGACAGAAAATCAAAATTAATTAACTTGATTTAAAATATTCTTAAACTCCCAATCATCCTTTTTTGGCACATTAGAAAGGATAGAATGAATTAAATCCCCTGCCATTGTAAGTAGTTCTTCTTGTCCTTTTAGATAATAACGCCACTTTGGTCCGTGGAAGAGATTATTCCTTAACCTGAAACATACAAATAAGCAGAGTGCTAGCTGGGCTTGAGGATCGGTTGTCTTTGCCTCCATGACAGTATAATACTCAGTCTTGATTTCCTGGGGCGTATGTTTCAATTGCCCACACAAACTATCATATTTAATCCCATCCCCCAAGTAACGTTCAGAGAAAAAATCATAAGTTTTCTTGAGTAAGGCTTTATCTACCACACCCATTTCCAATAATTTTTTAGCATACTGAACACTTTTATATTGGCTACCAGCACAATCAAAAAGTAAAGACTCAAAGAATGAAAAATATAGAAAGAAGCGATTAACAGCCGTAAGTAATGAAGGAGTTATCTTTCCATGAGCGTTAATTAGGGAATCAAACTCTGCTGCAAAATCGAAAACCTGCGTTTCATTTTCCTGCGGTTGTTGCTGTTGCTGTTGCTGTTGCTGTTGCTGTTGCTGTTGCTGTTGCTGTTGCTGTTGCTGTTGTTGCTGCGTTTGATTTTCTTGCATTTAAATCTTCCATTTCAGTGAAAGGTGGTTCGGTTGCTCTGGGATGTTACATGCCCAGCTCAAATTAGTAACAAACGCGCTATACGGTAACTTCATCGGTACTCAAGTTGCTTCATACATCGCAATCATCGGCACATTCAGCCGCTCCTTATTGGCGACGCCGGATGCGGCAAAATCGACGTAGACCCTGTTCCGTTCGCCTTTCTGTTTGTTGGTAATATCTTACTGTAACATAAAAATCCCCTAAGCTATCAAGGGGATTATAGTTTATGCGACGCAGCGTGTCTGAGAAATTTCCGGCATGTTTGCGTAGACCAACGCCTCATCAAACGGCGGCAGCACTGCGTTACTGCAGCGTGCTACAAGAAAGAAAAACCCGCATGAAGCGGGTTGATTACAACCTTTTGAATCAAACAAGTTGAAGTAGGTTTTTAGGATTTGACAGTGGGCGGTTGACCGAGAATAACTCCCTAACCAATTCTTGGCTTAAACCAGTTTTCATGAGAATGTTCACCCATGTTGCATCATCCAGCATTTCGATCGCCTCAGTTAACATACCTGGTTCTTCCGGGCGAATAAACTCATCTCCAGGTTCAACTTTCGTATATCCTTTAGAGTTCAAATGCATATAACCCGTTCTTGCCTGCTCCTGGGTGAGTAGCCCTAGGGTTGTTGCTCGGTAAATGCACATTTTAAGGCTAATCTTCCACCGAAGCTTAAACTCAACTAAGGCATTCCAATCGAACTGTCTTCCTCTTATCCGGGGAAACTCTTTTATAAAGGACAGTCGCGGAACAAGCAATGCGCTCGAAAAACGATCCGCTTGCGATTCGGTCAGTTTATCGCCTGTAGTTATACCTTCATGCATAACCAAGTGCCCCAATTCATGACCTAAATCTGAACGGAATCTACATATACTCTTTTTAACGTTGTTTCGGATGATTACTGGTCTGTTGTTGTGGACAGTAAAAGCATCTACACGATCATCCACTCCTGTCACATGAGCAACAATAACCCCCAAACTCTCAGCCAGTTTGACCATTGACGATATAGGACCCAGTCCTAAATTCCATGCTCTTCTACACTCTTCCGCTACGCGTTCAATATCATTCGGAGTCAGTAATTCAGCACCGGGGTGCTCAGGTATGCAAACATCAGGGAACTCGATTTCACCCTCAACGGCAGAGATTATTATGTTAAGAATCTCTGCTCTTGCCAGAACACTATTGGTTAATGTTTGGGTTCTTGATTTTTTACTCCGAAAATGGCAAACATCGCTTTCTAAAGCATATTTTCGCTCAGTGAAAAGGAAATCAGGTTTAATCATCAGTGCAGATGAAATTAGTTCTAACAACTGTTCTGATGGTTTGAACCCTTTTTCCATTTTACTAACAAATTGTTTTGTTTTTCCAATTTTCTCCGCTAACTCTTCGCAAGAAAGCCCAACAGCCATTCTGGCTAATTTGAGCTTATCCCCACGATACTCAGCAAAGTCATTCACCTGATGTTCCATTACTGCTCACATCCAAATCTTGATCTTTTTTACGACGGCGAAGAGAGGCCTTGCCAATCTCAGCTTCATCCGGAAGGGAGTTGGTATCAAGAGACATAAGCGGTACTGAAGCAGTAGATTGATGTGAAACCATACTGACTTGGGCGCCATATGCGTTAAACCCAACTAGAGCTACCTCCCAACGAGGCAGTGTTGATTCCAATTCGCCATCTTCTTCATCGGAAATAAATGGCTCTGCGATAATCCGCCATGTAATATCTTGCTCGGCTTCAGATTCACCAAACAATGAAAGTTGCTCATGCTCCACCCTATTTCGGAGAAGACGATGCTTCTTCTTAGGGTTATTAATGCAATCTTTGGAAAACTGGAGTGGAACTTTATTTAACGCAACCACATAATCCAGTCCCTTAGAGACCATTTCAAGACCCGGAAGCGTGCCTTCGCTTTGAATAAGATGATTTCTTACCCAGTCATAAGCTCTTACGCCTTCAGACCAATTGCTGTCCAATGTGTGCTTGTGATAGTACAGCTGCTCGAGCACGTTTGCGATCTCTGCTAACAGTTGGCGAACACTGTTTTCAGCGAGGTAAGGCTGAAATTCCCAACAAGGCGCTAGCTGTTTTTCACTCATTTCAAGTTTCGCTTTTTTTTGAATTCGTAAACCATATATTTTCGCATTTTCTTGATTTTGTCAACCAATCTAAAACAAAAATCCGCAACAGCGGGTTCATGCAACTACAACCATTAGCAGGCCTTCCAGTTCAATGAGTTCGACACAAGCTCCTTTCACCGTCAGGCGCCCTTTCTCACGGGTTAGTTCGATAATCGCCTGGACGCAGGCCTGTTTTTGTTCACGTGATTTGTTAGCCATGGTCCCTCACTTAACAACGCGTAGATGGCGCACGTTTTTGCGATAGCTGTCCCATTCAAAATTCACCCACATACCGCCGTCCATCTGGAGACGGTCAAGGATCCGCATGCCCAGTGTTTCCTTCAGCGAGTCATAATTCAGGTTGGTTAGGATGCCTACAGGCCGCATGGAGGACAGTCGGCGATCGATAACCTGATTCAGGATGACTTTTTCACCGCTGCTTCCGCGCTGAATCCCCACCTCATCCAGAATGAGAAGGTCCACATGGCACAAATCGTCCAGCAATGACGCCTCTGACTGCCCGCCGTCGTAACATTCCCGAACACGCAGCATGAGATCCGGAATGGTTACCACCAGCACAGAGCGACCAGCAGCCAGCAGGTGATTTCCGATTGCCGCCGCCAGATGATTTTTCCCGGTGCCTGGCGCTCCGCTGAATACGAAGCTCGCAAACCCTAAGCCGAATTGCTGCGCGTAACTTTTCGCCATCGAGAGCGCTCGACGCTGGCCATCCGACTCAACCTGATAGTTCGCGAATGTGCAGCCGCGGTGCAGATCCTGAATTCCTGCACGTCCAAAGATTTTCTCTGCACGTGCGCGCTGGTTTTGTTTTTCCAGTTCCTCACAGCGCTTACGGCCTTCTTCGGCTTGCCAGGCACGCCATTCATCAACGCTGCCGAATTTTGGCTGAACGCCAGGGGGAATGAGTTTTTTCAGTCGCTCCAGTGCATTCCCGGTACCAATCATGTTTTTCATCGCTACCCCCTGAATCCCGATGGGATGGTTTTGTCAGGTTCCGAAATCTGATTGGGATCTCGTGCGCCTGGCGCCTGCTGAATCGCCCACGGTTCGCTGAAATGCATACCAGGGCCAAAAAACGTTTTCGCCTGTTTCACGTACTGCGTGTTGAGGGTTCCCTCGGCTTTAACGAAAGCCGCGTAACGCACCACTCCTGCGTAGATTTCCGCCGTAGTGGTTCCATCCCTGATTCGGGCATTCCAGGCTTTGAAGGCATCGGATTTGCTGTTACCCCCTGCCCGCTTGGGATAAACCGACCAGACCTGCTCGAACTCATTCGGGTATATTTTTTGAGGTTCAGGTTTATCGCCTTCGTCCTGGTTCTGATCGTCAGGGGGTGTGGCGGAGCCATGCCCCGAACTATCTTCCTCCTGATCCTGTTCCTGCTCCTGCTCCTGATCCTGTTCCTGGTTAAGGAACGGTTCGAGAACCCTTTCGGAACCCTTTAGTTTTGCGATACCAATGTGGGATATTGCCGAGGCTAAAACCCGCGCCAGCTCTGGCTTCACCGTAGATTTGTCCGGTACCTGATCAAACAAACGAAGTGCTGCAATTCCCTGGTTTGGGTTTTCAACTGAATTCCAGGTCAGAAAGTTACGAATTAGCACCCATTTCGATGACGAATCACGCGTTGCGAAACCGTTAGCCGATAGCTCATCAAACCCTTTCGAAACCCTTTCAGGAGTCCAGGCAAGGTCTTCCGAAACGTATCCATCAGGCAGCCTGAAGCATCCGATCATGTTTGTGTGTTGCCCGGTGAGCAGGTACAGCGCCAGCAACCTGGCATCATCCGATACCCGGCGCATTCCATCGCTTATCCAAAATGATGTATGCACCTTGCCGTAATCACGCATAGAGACCCCGTTGTTGCTTAAACTGGTGTGTTTTCATCACCAAGCACCCACCGCAAAGCTTCAGCGTATTCGCCACTGGCGGTTTGAAGTTGCTGGGTGATTTCCTTACGGGATTTGAGACGCGGCTTTGTGTCGCCGAGGACAGCGCGCTGACGGCGAGCTTTCTCGTGGCCAGTTACACCCTCTGCAGCTGCCTCTAACTGTTTGACCGTTTCCCGTTGCTTTTCAGGTGGCATATCGACCAGCTGACGAGCTTGAGTGACAGTGACTTTTCCAGTCTCAACCGCCGCCTGGACGGCCTGCGTAGCATCCAGTAGAGCCACGGTTGCTTGGACCGTTTTTACGCTGCAGCCAAAAAGCAGGGCAATGTCATTTTCGTCATGACCGTATTCCATCTGCTGAACCATTTTTTTTGCCCGGCCCAGTGGGGTATCTGGTTGCGTGATCTCGTTTTCGCTGACCATGTATTTGGCCATTTGAATTGCCGAGCCGCGCTTAGCTATACCGGGTACCGGCCAGGGTTCCAGCCCTGCCCGCTTTCTCCTGGCGTTTGCTTCCATAGCGTTCTTTACGCGCTGCCGACCTGCAACCACGCAGGTTTTCCCTGTCTCTGGGTCCTTCCACACGATAATCGGTTCGAGTACCCCAAGCTCCATGATGTTGAGGATCACAGCTTCATTAAGCGGTAGGTGTACTCGTTCATCGTAAAGCGGGTGTGTTGTATCGGTAACCAGATGCAAACTTTCCGGTTCGAAAAAAAGAACATTGCTTTTGCCGCTGGCGCCGTATGCGTCGATAGAATTTTTAGCCATGGGCGCCCTCGTTATTGATATTCAGTTGGTTCGTGTTCATAATTTCCCCTGTGAATTGATCCAGTAAATTCGCAACGAAAGCCGTAGGTGTTGCAGCACCGCGGCTTTCACCTTTCTGAATTCCAGCATCACTTCACTCCTAGCATTGAAGTGACAATGGCCATCAGCGGCGCCGTTAACTCAGGGTCTATCCGGAACATCTCGACAATTCCCTCGCTCAGTTCTTTCAGCTTCTGATGGCGTGGAGCTCCCACAGAAACGGCAACCTTCGCTTCGCTGGTTTCTTTTTCCAGACGAGCCAGACGGGACATAAAATTGTCTTCGGGCATCAGGCGATGGCGGAACTCCAGCGGAAGAACGGCCATGATTGCCGGGGTAAGAAGGCGAACGTACTCGCGATAGCGCTCAGAATCGGCAGGGTTGTCCAGGTAGCGAAAAAGCTTCTGACGGGCTCGGCTGATGTCTTCAGGAAAGTCGATCTCCTCGCCGCCCTGGTTCCGCCACTCATCGATGATGTGTGCCGACACAACATCCTGACCTTCAGATGCAGACCAGGCGCGAACGGCAGAACGAATAGTGTCGTGCTCAGCCACTATCTGCTGATTTCGCTTTATCAAAGCGCCGGTCTTGAATCCGGTATTTTGTTGAATGGAAAGTGTTTGCATAGTCAGCCCTCCTGTTTCGGCAGGCCGTCAGTGGGATTTGGGTATAGATCTGGCCGTAGTTCGTGGGGAGTTACACCTGTCGCCTCAAACACTGACAGAACTCGTTCGGCAGGGATGCCTTTGCGGCGCCACAGTGAAACGGCCATTTTTGAAACGCCGATCAAAGCGCCAAGAGCACTTGCCGAGCCAGATCGGATTATTGCATTTTCAATACCAGTCATAGGACCTCCTTTAGTGAACAAAGTAAAGCATCAATTTACCAGACAGTCAATATACGCCTGCCTACCAACTGGTAAAGCTATTGTTTACAATCGATGCATGAATAAAAAAAATCCCAACCAGAGCCTCATTTCCAGGCTGACTGAACTGAATGGCAAAGGCTTCTCAAAAACTGAGATGGCCAAGGTTGCTAATGTCAGTAAGCAAGCGGTAACCGGATGGTTTCGAACCGGTAAAATCAGCAAAGAATCAGCCTTGGCAGTCGCTGATGCTGCAGGTGTTTCAGTACCATGGCTACTAGGTGAAGATGTTGGTGAGAAAGACGGACTTAAGCCAGATGAACAGCGCCTACTGGAGCTCTATCGCCAACTGCCGGAAGAAGAGCAACGGAACATCTTGCGAATCGTATCTCTGCGACTGAAGGAACTCGATGAGCTTTACGCCAAGTACATGGGACGACGAATTAAAAGCGAGTGAGATTAAAAATGATATAATCTTATGTTTTTATTAGGTTTGTTTACACTTGGCACTCGGTTAGAAAACTTTAGATAGATTAAATCGCTTAAATTTATTGACGTTTAAACAGTAAATTTTACGGCTTTAGTGTGGTGGACTTGCATTTTGTAAGTTAACATATACATTAACTGTGGATGGGCTGATGATTCCAGAAATCTATACTGGCGGTAAAGACGATTTTATAGTTGCTCATTGCAAAGGTGCGACCAGTTCTTTGAAGGTAGCGATTAGGAGCGTCACTCCTACAAACAAACAGAAAAAGATGCTGATTTCGCTTCGTTTACAAATTGAACGCTTGTCGTCATGTAAGAGATCCGCAGACCTTAGTGTCAGGAAAGAAGGTGAACTTCCATCCTACAAAGGTAAGCCCAGAAAAAATTTTTGGGCTATCAAGAAGATTCCCATCAGAGGGTACTACTGGGAATCCGAGCGAGTTCCTAAAACGTTCTTCATAAGTCATTATATTTACAAAGATTTTGACGACTTACATGATTCAGATACCCAAAAAGTTTGCAATAACTGGGATCGAATCGAGAGAGGCTTAGATGACTGCTAACAATTATGACACAGAAGATGACTTTGAATTTCCCTACATCAGTGAACGGGAAATGTGCTGCGAACGTTTAATCTTCAACACTACCGAAGACATTCTTCTTGCTATGCAAGATACCGGGATTAGCCATACTGAACTTGCGAGAAAACTAGGGAAGTCTAAAGCCTTTGTTAGCCAACTCCTTGATGGTACAAGGAATATGACACTTAAAACCCTTGCTGATATCTCATATGCATTGGGTGTCGATTCTAAAGTTGTAATAACTAAAGAAGGAAGAGATGTATCCCATCAACTAGTTCCTGATTGCACTTATGATCGATATGTTTCTAGTTTTAACAATATCAGTTCAGTGAATATGCAGGTGATAAAAATCACTGTTACTTCTAATGAGATGGACTACGTAGAAAATGCATTTACAGGATCTGAAGTTAATCGAATCTTCTGCAGTTAATATTTTTTTTAATCAGAATGTTACATCTTCCGGGCAAGGAAGCATCAAGGTTGAGTATGGTACCGTCGAGTTTGAGGTCGGGGGGCATCTTACTGATAATCCTGAAACAACGGTTGTTGCTCTTAAAGCAACACCTTGCATTCGAGGATTTCGGAAGGATATAGAGCATGTAGAGGGGCAAGAAGATTTCATTCTTAAAATTGAAATTAGGATGCTCTATGCCTTTGATAGCAAACTAGAACTTTCTGAAAAATTTATTCAAGAAAATTCATGGTACTTTTCTTCATTTTTACGAGCCTATTTTAGGCAATATGCTGAAGACATATTAAAAAACACCACTTTAAATGGTATAAAATTACAGGCTAATTAGTTGTATTTTATTGTTTTTTATATTTTATTCCCATCCCGGCGTTATGCCGGGTTTTTTGTGCCCTTAATACGCTAACCCCGGCACCTATCCCCCTCGAACCCTCTATCCCAACCATAGCGTCGCGATTTTTTGTCTCTTATCACCTTTTCAAAATCTCCTCAGGCAGCAAGTAAAGCAATGCTGTACTTTATTGTCTTTATATGCTTGACTCATTAGTAAAGCGGTGTTTTACTAATGACACCAAGACGCACAACGAACCACCCAGGCATGGAGCCCACGAAGTAGCTGCCGGCAGCATACGAAACACCGGATGAGGTGGGGAGATCAACGCGCAGTAGGTTTAAACGTTCCGCGGGCCGGCGACAAGGCAATGAGGGTGAGATGAGTAAGGTAAAGGTGGCGCCTATTGAACTCGAAATAGACGCCACGGAAGTAATCAATAAGGTCGAGGAACTACTGGGGTTACTTGAGCTTCCAGCCCGTTCCCTTGAAGGCATCCCTGAGGATGTCGTCAACCTGCTTTTTGACAACATCCGTCCCTTGCTTAACGACATCGTCCTTAGTGATTTCTCGACCACAGTTGGCACAACTGACGCCAACAAAATTTGTCTCAAAGTCGAAATCATCGGGACGCTTGAGCATCTCGCTTCCGCAATCAGGGCAAGCAACTTTCATTGTTGTCAGTTTTGACATTTTTATTTCCTTGCTGGCTGTGTGAGAACTACCAGCATACCACCGAGCCTGAAGTGGTTAAAAGACAGGCATAAATGAGGAATTGGAATGAGCAAGCACGGCATCAGAGCCCTGGTCATTTCAGCAGTTATTGGGCTCTTCATCTGGATAGCGCTCTTCAGCGCACTGAGGGGATTGTTTCTATGAATGATTTCGCACGCAAACCCGCTCGTCAGCAGGCTGTTCGCTTAAGTCCGCTGTCAGCTTTCATCCGCCGGGTGTGCTACATGCTCGCGCAAAAAGGAGACCCTTCATGAGCACGATGTTTGCCCTGGTTCTCACCGTTAGCATGCTGACGGGCGGTAATCAGGATGTCCTGCTCGGCGTTTACGACAGTGAAAATGACTGCAAGGCAGCCGCAGAAGAGCAACACGTGAAAGCTGAATGTTATCCGCTGAAAGGTGTACTGGACGAGCATCCGGCCGGGTTCACGGTGCAAATGTAGGGGGAAGAATGCAGAAGAAATGCGGTTACTGCCGTAAAGCAATCGAGGGAAAACCAGTGGTAAGCACCCTGTTGTACCTCCAGGGGAACCAGCTCGCACGGAAAGAAAAAGAGTATTGCTCTGAACGTTGCGCCTCTCACGACCAGATGGCTCACGAGGGCTAACGTAAACCCGCCGAAGCGGGCTGTACGTCCGGTGCCACCGACCAAAGTTACACCGGAAATTACCAAAACCAATGACTACCCTGAATGGGCGCTACCAATGGCCCGGGGGATTCTACATCCAAAATAGAGGCTATCACATGGAATATTTTTATCTGATAAAAGCGACTCAAAAATCGGGTAAAGCTGATGCCGTAATCTGGCGCACTAATAAATCAGAAGCTCGCGCCCTTCTGCAACTGGACGTCGATCTGGAAGACGCTGGGATCGCAACAGGCCGCGGTAAAGACTATCAAAAACCAATTCGTACCGATTTCCCGGTATTCAATGACCTTCCGGCGGAAGGTGTTCTCGATTACTCATGGTGCGAACGCTACCAGCTCGGCGACGATGGTCGCACCTGGGCTCTGAAGCCAGGTCAGGCACCTGCGGATCATCACATCGATGATGCAGGAGCCGTTAGTGGCGAGCTGGTTGATGCCAATGCTACTGGCGACGTGGCACAAGGCGAGACCGTGGAAACTTTCGGTAGCGATGAATACCAGGACGATTCGAGCGCACTTTTTAACGTGGCCGAACTCCCCTTTCGCGCTCAACTGCTGGCGCAGTATATGGCCGAAGAACGCCACGTTTATCATATCAGCATGCCTCACCGGCAGGAGCTGTCAGTACTTGAAATGGACACTGATAATGCAGCCGTCCAGGACCTGATTCTGGCCGCCGAGAATGTCCCTGAGATCAAAAAATACGATATGCCGGCGCTCTGGAAATTCACCAGCGCCAATAAAAAAGTCTTCCCGGAAGGGAAACGGCATGAGCTCGGTAAGCGTATCCAGTTTGCTAAGCTGTGGTTCGCCACGAACGCGATCGACCGCGGCATTCTCACCAGGGAATGGGCTGCCGGTAACTGCATTTCTTCGGTTTTGAAAACCGATGCAGGTACGAATGCTGGCGGCGGTAATAAAACCGATCGTAACCCTGACTACACCCATACCCTTGATACGCTCGATGTAGAAATAGCCCTGGCCACAATGCCAATGGATTTCGATATCTACAATTTCCCGGCATCAATTCACCGCCGGGCCAAAGAGATCGTTAAGAAGAAAGAAAGTCCGTTCAAAGAATGGTCTGCAGCGCTGCGCAAGGTCGCAGGCATCCTGGATTATTCACGCGCAGCCATTTTTGCCCTTATTCGTGGCGCCACCAGCGATATTCATCATTTCCCGGTAAGTCTGCAGACCTACATCAATGCGAACCTGACTGAGCATAAGCATGACAACCCTTCTGCTGAGACGCTTGAGAAAGCTGGTCATGTTTCATCTGCCGCTGTCACTCTGGACGCTGTGAAAAAGGATATCGATGGAGATGAAGGTGTGCCTGACCTGGAAACTCTCCCAACTGACTTTCAGGAAATTGGCACCGAACTGGTGAAAGAAGCTCAAAAGAAACGCCCTGACGCTAATCAGGTTCTGGCCGCCGAACGCGGCGAATATGTCGAAGGTATCAGTGACCCCACGGATCCGAAGTGGATAACCGAAGACCTGACCAAACCCCGATCCCCGGAAATTGCCAATCTCGGCGGCGGAATGTTTTCAATTGAAGGCCTTATGACTTCACCGGCTACTAATGCTACCGAAGAAGGAACCACCAGCAATGTGCAGATGGAAGCGGATCAGTCAGTCAAAAACGAAATTGATAGTTCGGTATCAACAGGCGAAGGCGCTGATGAACCTCCTGCGCAAACAACTGCCGTGAACATGAGCGAAATACTGGCTGAACGCTGCCCGGATCTTACCGCCGAAGTGCTGAAAAGCCAGGTTTCCGAGAGTGCTCATAGCGATGAAGAGGAAGAGGCTGAACAAGCAGCGCCAGCATGGCCGGAGTATTTCGAGCCTGGTCGATATGAAGGCGTGCCAAATGAGGTCTACCACACCGCTAACGGCATCAGCTCCACGATGGTTAAAGATGCGCGGGTTTCGCTGATGTATTTCGAGGCGCGCCACGTATCCAAAACTATCCAGAAGGTACGCTCCCCTGTTCTGGATATGGGCAATCTGGTGCATGCACTGGCGCTGCAGCCTGATCAGCTGGAAAAAGAATTCAGCATCGAGCCGGAAATCCCGGAAGGCGCTTTCACCACGACTGCGACGATCCGCGCGTTTATCGACGAATACAACAACGGGCTTCCGGTTTTGCTCAGCGCAGATGACATCAAGAGATTCCTGGAGGAATACAACGCGACCCTGCCCGCCCAGGTTCCTTTGGGTACATCAGTTGAAGAAACCGGCCAGGGTTATATGTCTTTGCCTGCTGAGTTCCAGCGCATTGAAGACGGTCAAAAGCAAACCGCTACCGCAATGAAGGCATGCATCAAGGAATATAACGCTACTCTGCCCGCCCAGGTGAAAACCAGCGGCAGCCGCGATGCCTTACTGGAACAGCTGGCAATCATTAACCCTGACCTGGTTGCTCAGGAAGCACAGAAGGCGCAGCCGCTGAAAGTCTCTGGCACAAAGGCCGATCTGATTCAGGCCGTGAAATCGGTAAAACCGGATGCCGTGTTTGCCGACGAGTTGCTGGATGCATGGCGCGAGAATCCGGAAGCAAAAGTGCTGGTTACCCGCCAGCAGCTGGCTACGGCACTGGCCATTCAGAAAGCACTGTTGAATCACCCGACCGCTGGCAAGTTGCTGACGCACCCGAGCCGAGCCGTCGAGGTGAGCTATTTCGGCATTGATGAGGAAACCGGGCTGGAAGTTCGCGTGCGCCCTGACCTTGAGATAGACATGGGCGGCCTGCGCATCGGTGCGGACCTTAAAACCATCAGCATGTGGAACATCAAGCAGGAAGGCCTGCGCGCCAAATTGCACCGGGAAATCATCGAGCGCGATTACCACCTGAGCGCGGCTATGTACTGCGAAACCGCAGCCCTTGACCAGTTCTTCTGGATATTCGTTAACAAAGACGAGAACTACCACTGGATCGCCATCATTGAGGCATCCGAAGAACTACTGGAACTCGGCATGTTGGAATACCGCAAAGCTATGCGCGCCATTGCGAACGGTTTCGACACTGGCGACTGGCCGGCGCCGATTACCGAAGACTACACCGAAGAGCTTAACGATTTTGATGTGCGCCGCCTCGAAGCGCTGCGCGTACAGGCATAAGGGGGAATAACAATGTCCAATTTAGTCGCAAATACTGAAAACCAGACCCAGAAGATCGACAACGTTTCTATCCTGACGAACGGTGAATTGTTCAACCGCCTGCGCACGCTCTCGGAAGTAATGGCCAATAGTGGAAACTTCGTGCCTGAGCATTATCGTGGGAAACCAGATGCGTGCATGGCTGTTGTGATGCAGGCCGCGCGCTGGGGTATGGATCCGTTTGCAGTGGCACAGAAAACCTTCATCGTGGGTAACTCAGGTGTGCTTGGCTATGAAGCACAACTGGTGAATGCGGTAATTAACACCATGGCTCCAACCAAAGACCGGATCCATTTTGAATGGTTTGGTGCATGGGAAAATATCGTTGGTCGCTTTATTAAAAAAACCAGCGGCAAAGGTAACGACTACATCGCGCCGGGCTGGGATTTGCAAGATGAAGCTGGCGTGGGCGTCCGCGCCTGGGCAACCCTCAAAGGAGAATCAGAACCTCGCGAGCTTGTGCTGATGCTTTCGCAGGCACAAGTCCGCAACTCTACACTGTGGGCGAGCGACCCCCGCCAGCAACTGGCCTATCTCGCAGTTAAACGTTGGGCGCGACTGTACTGCCCGGATGTGATCCTCGGTGTCTATACCGCCGATGAAATTGATGAGCGTGAGGAGAAGGTGATCAACCCCTCGTCTGTTGAAAGGGTCACCATTGATGAGATTGCCAGCAGTGCGGGAACATCAGCCAATGCACAGGAATCAACCAAAAATATCGATCAGTTAGCCGACGATTTGCGTGACCGCATTGAAAAAGCAGTGACAGTCGACCAGGCAAGCGCAATCCGTGGCGACATCGAAACCCAAAAACCAACACTTGGTACCGCGCTATACACGGAACTGAAAAATAAAGCCGTTCGTCAATATCACCTGGCTGATCACCGTAACCGGGTGGAAGCGGCTATCAATTCACTGCCAAATCCTGGCGATCCGGAAGCCGCAGAATCGTTTGCTAAAGCCGAAGGTGTGCTCAATACCGCCAAACGTTACCTGGGCGACGAACTGTACGAGCAGTTCCGCATCACCCTGGACGACATGAAACCGGAATACGTAGGCTAACCAGATTGGGAGGGGAAACTCTCCCGATAAAGGAATGTATATGCGATTGATTAACCGAAGCAGACACTCCCCTCTGGGCCGTCAGGCGTGCGATGCCGCGCTGGCAAAACATGTTGAGCTTTATGGCGATTATGGCCGGCAGAAAATGAAGCGGACCTATACCGTCGTGGTTCAGGGCACAAAAATCACTGTTGAAGTCGTTAATAGGAATTGCAGCTACGTGGCCACGGCCATGAACTGCGCCCGGCGGCTCCGGCATTTACCCGGTCAGGTTTCCTGATATCGGAATATCACCCTATCGGGCTTTGATGGCTCATATTAATCAAACTGGAGGTTTACATGGGACAGCTCGTTAGCTTAGAAGACTGGGCTTCCGGTCCTAATGGGTTTAAGCATCCGCCATCCAGAGCGTCGTTGCACAGAATTGCAAAAACGGGACAAACGATCCCGAGGGCGCTAAAGCTTGGTCGGCGATGGGTTATAGATGAAGATGCAAAATTCATAGGCTTAATCACATCGCCGGTTCTACCACCCCGCATGCCGAAAGCGGTTAAAACGCTAATGGAGCGAGTAATTAATGGCAGCCAGACCACGTGATCACAAAGTTAATATTCCAAATCTTTATTGCAAATTGGATAAACGTAACAGCAAAACTTACTGGCAATACCGGCACCCCTTAACCGGTCAGTTTATCGGGTTTGGCACTGATCAGGATGCGGCCAGTCAGGCCGCAACTGAACTTAATCGCCTGCTGGCACAACAGGAAACGGCTCAGTCGTTTGCCCTCATAGATATGGTGAATCATAAAAAGGTTAATTCAAAAAAATCCATACGGATGCGGGTATGGATAGACCGTTATCTAAAGATTCAAGAGGAGCGACTCAGTGATAACGAAATAAAACTTAATACGCTCAAATCGAGAAAGACATGCGTCGGTGTTCTTGCACAACGGATGCCTGATGTTGGGATACAGGAAGTAACCACGAAAATGCTTGCAGCCATTACCGACGAATATAAAGCCAAAGGTAAAGCACGAATGGCACAAACGCTTCGTAGTGTCTGGATCGATTTGTTCAGGGAAGCACAACATGCGGGCGAAGTTGAGCCAGGATACAACCCGGCACTAGCTACCAGAAAAGTCGTTGCTCGAGTAAACCGCTCTCGACTGAATTTTGAAATGTGGCAAGCGATCTTTGAAGGGGCCAGCGATATGGCCCCTTACGTTCAAAACTCCATGCTGTTGGCGATAGTCACCGGACAAAGGCGCGGTGATCTCGCCAAAATGAAGTTCTCAGATGTTTGGGATGGATACCTGCACGTTAAACAGCTAAAGACAGGTGTGAAACTTGCTATTCCACTCAGTTTGCGCAGTGAGGTGCTGGACATTAGCCTGGCACAAGTGATCAAGCGCTGTAGGGATCGGATTGTTAGCCCGTGGCTTCTTCACCACGTAACGTCCAGCGGGAAAGTAAAAGCCGGCGATCAGGTTGGCGAGAACAGCCTTAGCGTTTCCTTCAAACTCGCAGTGGATAGCACTAACCTTTCCATTGAAAGAGGGAAAACAATGCCTACTTTCCATGAGCAGCGCTCACTGTCCGAACGTCTGTATGAGGCACAGGGAATCAACACCCAACAGCTGTTAGGACACTCATCAGAAAAAATGACAGCACAGTATCACAACGATCGGGGTCTCGATTGGGTGAAAGTAAAGGTGTAG